TTTTACGAATGGCTACCGTCCTTTCGGGCACCTCTGGAGCCCTTTATTACAAGCCTGCTGGTACTTCCGGCACTTTCAAGGCTGCTGACGTTACTAACGCTAGTAACAGCATCAATGTTGGCACCTACCTGAATTTCAAGGTAGACGACAAAGTTTCGTTTACCGCTGGTGGTGGCACGCTGCCTGCTGGTCTCAGCGAAGGCACAGATGTTTTTATCCGTACCTACACCGCTTCTACGGGTGCAGCCACTTTCGCTGCAACTGCAGGCGGCAGTGAGCTGTCACTCACTGACGACGGAACTGACGGCACCAGCGACTTCACCATTAAGTTCACCGATTTTCAATCGGTGGCAAACGTTCGTTCCTGGTCTTTTGAGGTGACTCGGGAAGAGATCGACACCACCAGCATCGGTGGAACGCTTGGTCAAACTGCTCCGTTCCGTACCTTTATCTCTGGCTTTGCCGATGGTTCCGGTTCTGCTGAGGTGTACTTCACCGACGATGACACCGGCATCTCTGCTCGCTTGATTGAAGACGTGACCCAGCGTAAGCAGGCTGGTGCCACCTTCAAGCTGTATATGGACACGGTGCTGTCTTCTGGAACGCCGGATGACACCAAGAGCCGCTCCATCCAGCTTGAGGCTGTGCTGACTTCAGCTAGCTTCTCTGTTACTCCGGATGATGCTCAAACTGTGTCAGTTAACTTCCGTCCGACGACTGCTCCTACGTTCGACTTCAGCAAGAGCTGATCAACGGATAGCGAAGAAGCTCCCGGCATTTGTCGGGGGCTTTTTTAATGCTAATGTAGTAGCACAACTAAACGGATATTCATGGCACTTCGCGCCATTGATCGCCTCAAAAAAGCTGCAAACCTGGAGCCGGTCAAAAAGACAGTTGAGTTGTCAGACGGCACTGAATTTGAGATGTGGGTTGCGCCACTGACGATGGCTGAGCGTGAGCGTGCTCAAAAGCGTGCTGGATCGGATGATGCCAATGCGTTTGCGCTCCAGCTGTTGATTGCAAAAGCTCAAGATGAGATGGGCAAAGCGTTGTTTCTTGCTGGCGAGATCGACGTTCTTAAGAACGAAGTAAAGGACAAAGACCTTCAGGCTTTGATGCTGGCAATTTTGACTGACCAAGAAGAAGAGGCTATTGACCCAAAATCCTGAGCGCCGAGCTTCGGAAAGACAACTGGCTCATGCTGCAGTTTGGCGTTGCCAAGGAGCTAGGCATGGGCCTGTCGGAGCTTAGGGCGACGATGACAGCAGAAGAGATCATCGGCTGGAGCGCGTATTTTCAGGTAATTAACGAAGACCAAGAGAGGGAGTTAGCAAAGGCGAAGCGGCGCAGGTAAAGTGTTGATAGTGCAGCGTCATTTGAGCCTTGGCTGGATCTGTTCAGGCGAAGATCGACGTAATCATCGGCGGCCTTAGGGAGGTTGCTGCGCTTGAAGGACGGCTAGAGGCAATTCAATCTACTATTACTGCAATCAACAAAGCCCCTGTTGATCTAAACGTTGGCGGAAGAGGTAGAAGTAGAGACCTTTCAGGCAAGTTGTCCAAAAACGTTAATGACCTTGTACGCAATTTTGATAACTTTGGCAAATCTTTTTCTTCCGTAAACAAACAGGCGGTATTGTTTGGCGATTTATTGTCGCAAACAGCGCTGAAGTCTACAGGTGAGTTCAAAAAACAAGATGTAGCTGTTAAAAACCTCGCAACAGCTTACACCACGGCGACAAGTGAGGCTGCAAGATTCGAGCGGCAGCAGGTCAATTTAATTAGAACCTCAAGAGGTCTTCAGACGTCTACTCAGAGAGAAATAGACCTCATAAAAAAACGAACAAGAGTTTCTAGGCTGCGAGAAAGAAAACGTAGGGGTCAAAACCTGCAGCAAGATATTTTGCTTGGCGCAGGCTTCCCACTGTTGTTTGGCGGTGGAGTAGGAGCAGTGGCTGGCGGGCTCGGTGGAGCGTTGGCTGGAGGAGGAAGAGGAGGCTTTGGGGCGCAGGTTTTTGGAAGCGCTATTGGTCAACAATTTGATGCTCTTGTAGACAAAGCTGTCACCCTTGGAAAAGCACTTAATCCCCTGACCTTTGATCTTGAAGCTGTTGCAGGTGCTGCCGGAATTGCAGGAACTGAAACTGTTCAGTTTTTGGAAAACATTGAAAGGTATGCGGGGGCTACAGAAGCTGCACGTCTAGCAACGCAACTTTTAGAGACTCGTATAGGGAAGGAAGGAAGACAAGCTCTTCAAGATTTTGGCGAAGCCGCTCAAGATCTTGGAAATGCTTTGAGCACTATTTTTACCCAAGTATTAGCCAATATTGTTAAAGTTGCAGGACCTATTTTAGAAAGTTTGGCCAAGTTTGCTGGGCGAGTAGCAGACGTTGGAGCATTTAAGGCCCGGACTGATCTTGAGGGAACCGACAAGCTAGCTCAAGACATTCTCAACGCTAATCTTGGTAAAACAGGCACAGGCGGGCTGGGTGTAAGCGGCATTGGCGCTAGTGGAATTAAAGAAAGAGCAAGAAAGCTGTTAGGCCCAGATGCTGACTTAAGCGATAAAGCTCTTCGTGAGTTTGCTGTTCAAACGGCTCAAAGCTCTCAAAGAAAATTTGAATTACCTGTGCTAGAAGAAATAAAGCGACTTTCCGGCCAAATAACGCCACCTTCAGCGGAAGATAAAACCGCTGAGCGGCTCGCTGAAAGGACTAAGGAGCAAAGTCAGGCTGCTGCAGATAGGCTTGCAATTTCAAAAGCTGAACTTGCTATAGCCGAAGAAAGCAGTGAACTTTCAAAGATAGACCTTGAATTTGATTTAAGGAGAACAAAGGTGCAGCAACAATATGCCAAGTTGTTTTCCAGGGCTTTGTCCGATCAAGAAAAAAGCAGGCTTGAGCAGGCACAAAAGCTTGATCTTGAAACTTTAAGCGCGGAGAGAAACGAAAAGATCAGCAACCATATGCGTGATCAGTTCGATGCTCTTAGCAAGGTGACCACTGAGATGCAGGAAATGGCGCCGTTTACCAAAGAATTGAGTGATGAATTCAAGTCTCTGGCTAACACAATCAACAATGAGATTATTAGCGGTATCGAGGGAATGATTGATGGGACGAAAACCTTAGGGCAGGTCGCTAGCAGCATGCTTAAAAAGATTGCTAGCCAAATGCTTCAGACCGCAATCATGGGGCCATCGGGTTCTGATGGGATTGCCGGAACAATTTTCAAAGCACTTGGCTTTGGTTTAAACCCTCTTCAAGGTTTTGCTCCTGACATCAAAACGTCTGGTATTAAATTTTTTGCCAGCGGTGGACGTCCCCCTGTCGGTCGTCCATCAGTTGTTGGTGAACGTGGCCCCGAGCTATTTGTCCCACGGACATCTGGAACGATTGTTCCCAATGAAGCCTTAGGCAGTGGCGCTAACGTGACCGTAAACGTTGATGCTTCTGGGTCGTCTGTTCAAGGTGACGGCCCATCTGCCAATCAGCTGGGCAAAGCGATTGGCGCTGCCGTCCAGGCTGAGCTAATCAAACAGAAACGACCCGGAGGACTCCTGACGCGCTAATGGCTGATTTCCCGGATTTTGATCCCGCACCAGGGATGACCAAATCGAGCGCACCAAACGTGCGGACTGTGCGCTTCCTTGACGGATTTGAACAAAGGTTGACGTTTGGCCTTAACCAAGATCCAAAGACTTTTAGCTTCACGTTTAACGTATCCGAGTCTGAGTCAGACACGATTGAGGCATTTCTGGATGCTCGTGCCAGTGACAACCAGAGTTTTAACTACACTCCGCCTGGCGAATCAATCCCCTCCAAGTTCGTCTGCGAGCAGTGGACTAAGCAGATTCCCTTCCCAGACCGGGCTACGATACAGGCAACATTCCGCGAAGTGTTTGAACCGTAATGGCTATCACCACCAGAGCAGGCAAGGGTAGTCCGCTTACCCATACCGAGGTTGACACCAACTTCACGGACCTTCGCGACAACAAAGCTGGCTATGTAACCGGCGATGGTGGTGCGGAAACGCAGCAAACGTCAAAAAGCACGACTGTTGTGCTGAGCAAAAAGTGCGGTCAAATTACGATGAACAGCGCTGCATTGGCAGCTAACACCACAGTGTCGTTCACGCTGACCAACACCACGATTGCAGCGACTGATCTGCTTGTGCTCAATCATGTCAGTGGTGGGACAGCTGGGGCGTATCTTTTGAACGCGCAATGTGCTGCAGGTTCAGCCAGCATCAACGTTCGAAATGTCACTTCTGGCTCGCTGTCTGAAGCCATCAAAATTGGTTTTGCGCTTGTTAAAGCTGTTATCTAAATATGGCCTACGTCGTCACCGGCTACTGGAACGCTGGTTATGACGACCAGCAATCCAGCGCGGACCTCACCAGTCAGCTCCAAGGTATCGCGCCAACGGCGGTTATTGAGCTGTTTCAGCTTGAGCTAAACGCTAATCAGCATGGCGTCAATCAGACGTATTACTTCGACGGCGGTCGTCAAAACGACGGTGTGGGCGTGACGTTTGGCGGGCAGTTTTACACGCCCATTCCGATGGAGGCTGATGGGTTTGCATACAACGGCCAAGGCAGTTTGCCGCGTCCAACACTGCGTGTCAGCAATCTGTTCAGCACGATTACGGCGTTGATTGCAACGCTGCCAAACGGATTGGAAGGCGCAAAGGTAACCCGCATCCGCACTCTGGCGCGGTACATCGATGATGTGAACTTTACGGATCCGCCATCTCTGCTGACCACAGAAAGCGGCGATCTACTGACGACTGAATCCGGTGATTTTATTCAGGTCCTTTTGTCTGGAGGTAACCCGTTTGGAATTCCCGATAGCACAGCAATTTTTCCAAAAGAGATTTACTACGTCGATCGCAAGTCAGCTGAAAACCGCGATCTGATTGAATTTGAGCTGGCTTCAGCGTTTGATCTTGCTGGTGTGAGGGCACCAAAGCGTCAGTGCATCAGCCGCTGTCAGTGGGTCTACAAGTCTGTTGAGTGTGGTTACAACCCAACGGTTGGCCCAGGCAAGGTTGTTGATGGTGTGACGTTCACCCGTTTTAACGCCAATGACGAGGAAGTGACTAGCGATGCTGATGACGTATGCGGGAAGCGTCAGAGCAGCTGTGAGTGCAGATTTGGTGAAAACAACCAGCTACCGTTTGGTGGTTACCCCGGCATTGGAACGTTCTTCGCATGACCTGGCGCGACACAGCACTGCAAGACGCTAAGGATCGCGATCCATGGGAAGCGGTTGGTTTGGTTGTTGTCGTTAAGGGGCGTAGAAAGTATTGGGCGTGCCGAAATATGGCGCACAACATGCAGGACATGTTTGTGCTTAACCCTGAGGATTACGCCGCTGCAGACGATGCAGGTGAAATCGTCGGCATTGTCCATAGCCATCCAAAGACCGCACCAATCGCAAGCGAAGCCGACAAGGTGTCAGCTGAAAAGCATGGCCTGCCCTGGTATATCGTCAACCCAAAGACTGAGACCTGGGGCGAGTACACACCCTGTGGCTACAAGGCCCCGTTGATTGGCCGCAAGTGGACCTGGGCGGTGAATGACTGCTGGACGCTTGCGCGTGATTGGTACGCAGAACAGGGCATTAACCTGCGTGACTGGGACAGGCCAGCAACACCAGAACAGTTTTTAGCCGCTCCGATGTTTGATGGAGCGTGGGCTGCTACTGGGTTTCGGGAGCTTGCAGAAGATGAGCCATTGGAGCGCGGTGATCTGTTGTTGATGCAGATCAACGGCAATGGCCTCAATCATTGTGCAGTTTTTATTGGTGATGGCATGGTGCTGCATCACCTTTCCGAGAGGCTGTCCTCTAGAGATCTCTATGGGGGCTGGCTACAATCCTGTACAGGGAGGCGGCTGCGTCATGTTGCGTAAGGTCAGGCTTTACGGGCAGTTAGCTGAGTTTGTTGGCCGCAAGGTGATTGAGGCTGACCTGTCATCTGCTGCTGAAGCAGTGCGGATGCTGATCGCTAATTTTCCTGGGATTGATGGCCATATGGCAGACCGTCACTACAAGGTGCTTGTAGGCGATGGCGCGTTGACGTTGGATGATCTGCACAATCCTGTGGGCCAGGAAGAGATCAAGATCGTGCCTGTGATTGCTGGTGCGGGTGGTGGTCTTGGCTCAATTCTTGCTGGTGTTGCGCTTGTCGCCGCTTCAATTTTTATACCAGGATCAGCGGTAATTTTTGGAACTACGTTCGGTAAAATTTCTTTAGGTGTTGGATTGGCTGGTGGAGCGTTAATTCTTGGAGGCGTTGCACAACTCATTTCACCAACGCCTGCAATCAAGCAAGGCCCAGATACGGAACAAGATCCACGTAAGTCATTCTCATTTTCCGGCATCCAAAACACCTCGCGTGGTGGAACGCCAGTTCCAATCGTCTACGGCAAAACCCTGACCGGCAGTGTTGTCATCTCTGCTGGCATTGACACTGAGCAGGTGCAAGCATGACCACGATTATTGGTTCAGGTGGTAGTGGCGGCAAAGGCGGTGGCGGCACTACCCGTTCACCCAAAACAACGGAGGACAGTCTTGACTCTCGTCAGTATGCAACGGTCTTAGACCTTATCTCTGAAGGCGAGATCGAAGGCTTGGTTGATGGCAGCAAGTCGATTTTTCTGAATCAAACCCAGCTGCTGGCTGATAACGATGAATTTAACTTTGAAGATGTAACTGTCTACACCCGTAACGGAACACAGGCGCAAGATTACATCCCAATCTTGACTGGAACGGACAACGAGCGTGTGATTGATCGTCCTGTGCGTTTTGAGCAGGATGTTATTGAAACGGTAACTGACGCGCAGGTTGATGCGGTACGAGTCACAATCACTTTAAATCAGCTGCAGAAGATCAATACGGAGAATGGTGACACGCTTGGCACCAGCATCAAAACGAAAATGTTCCTTGAGTATTTCAACGGAACAGATGGAATCACGCAGTCGTATGGTGATCCTGTTGTCAACGATAAGATCAGCGGTCGTTCAGAAGACACGTATCAGAAAGACTATCTGCTCACATTAAATCGACCTAATGCAGGCGATAGCGTTCGCGTCAAAGTAATTAGGACGCACAAAGACAACCGTGACGCAAGCAACGAACCAGAGAACAACGTTCTTCTGAACAATGAGTTTTCTTGGTCCAGTATGACCGAGATTAAATATGCAAAGCTCCGTTATCCAAACAGTGCGCTAGTTGCACTGCGCGTTGAGGCCGAGCAGTTCAGCAGTATCCCGACGCGGAAGTATTTTGTCAAAGGCATAAAAGTCAAGATTCCTGCAGGCGTCACTGTTGACTCTGACACTGGGCGAATCATCTACCCAGAGAACTTTGTTTGGAACGGTACATTTGCCGCTGCAACTTGGACGGCTTGTCCTGCCTTTATTCTTTACGACCTGTTGACCAATACTCGCTATGGGTTTGGCAACTTTATTGATACCGCGCAGCTTGATAAGTATGCGTTTTTTGCAGCGTCAAAATACTCCAACGCACTTGTCGATGATGGTTTCGGCGGTCAGGAGGCACGATTTAGCTGCAACACCACGATTCAAACAGCAGAGGAAGCGTTCAAGTTGATCAATGATCTGCTGTCTGTCATGCGTTGCCAAGGCTATTGGGCAGCAGGCAGCCTGACGATTGAACAGGACGCACCAAAAGATGCTGCTTATCTGTTTACCAATGCCAACGTTACAGAAGAGGGTTTTAACTACAGCGGCAGCAGTCTGAAGACTCGCCCGACTGTTGTTGTCGTCAGCTATCTAGACATTGATCTGCAGGAAACCGCCTATGAGGTTGTTGAGGACCACGACGGTATTGCAAAGTATGGCGTGGTGCGTAAGGAGTTCAACGCCTTTGCCTGCACGAGTCGCGGTCAAGCCGCACGCATCGGCAAGTGGATTCTGTATTCCGAAAAGTACGAAAAGGAAGTCGTCAGCTTTACCAGCAGCCTTGATGCAGGGCAAACCGTGAGGCCCGGAATGATCATCCAGATTGCAGATCCTGTAATTTCTGGTGCGCGTAAAGGCGGACGGATCAAATCTGCCACCAGCAATACGATCACTGTTGACGACACAGCAAACACAGACCTGACCTTTGCTGATGGTTCGTTCCTTTATGTGATCTTGCCTGATGGGACGGTTGATGGTGAGGTTGCAGACGAGAAGCTGCGCGTCATTGACATCACCAATGGCGTGATCACTGTTGACCGTGATTTTTATGCAGTACCTAACGCCAACAGCATTTGGGTGTTAGAGACGCTTGGCACGGGTGCAACAGACATCCAGCCAACAACTTGGCGTGTGTTGTCGATTGAAGAGCAAGAGGGACTGCTCTACACAATCAGTGCTGTTGCGTATAACGCCAGCAAGTTTGCGTTTGTTGAGGATGGCGAGCCGCTGCAAACTCGCGATACAACCAACCTGAACATCATTCCCGAGCCGCCAAAAGAACTTAAGGTGTTAAAACAAATTCCTCCTGGCGGAACTGAAGAAAGAGAAGAGGTGCAGTTCGTCTTAAACGGCAAGGTAGCCATTAAGATCACATGGCAGTGGCGCGTTCCGAGCGGTCAAACAACTAAGAAGTTCCGCGTTCGTTATCGCCACGAAGATGAAAACTTTACTGAGGTGATTGTCCAGGGCACAACGTTTGACATCCTTGATGTCAAAAAGGGCAATTATCAGATTCAAGTGAGCTGCATCAGCAGCAGCGGCATTTTGTTCAGCAAGCCTACTACGGCGGACTACGACGTTGAGGGCTTAAGTGCTCCGCCAAACGACATCCGCAACCTGAGCCTTACGCCAACAACTGATACTTTGGCGATCTTGTCATGGAAAAAGGTTGATGAGTTGGATGTGCAGCTTGGTGGCCGCATCATCATTCGTCACGATCCACGGGTTTTAGCACTTGCAGAGTGGAACGCCAGCAATCGGATTGTCGATGGCGTTTCTGGTGCATCAACGCAAAAACAGGTGCCACTGCTTGCTGGAACGTATTTTCTGAAGGCAGAGGATTTTCTGGGCATTAAATCTGTCAATGCAACAGCGTTTGAGGTTGCATTGCCGCAGCCTGATTCAAGGCATGTCGTCAAAACCTATGCAGAGCACAACCTAAGTACGCCGTTTAACGGCACGAAGACTAACTGCAGCGTTGTTTCAGGCAACCTTGATCTGGTGCCAGACCTATACGTTGCCTTGGGTTATGCCGAGGATTTGTACTTTGAAGTTGATGGAGCGGCAGAGTATCAGTTCCAAGATACGTTTGATCTTGGCGGCACGTTTGACTTCATTATCCGCCGGAGCATCATCAGTTTCCCCACTGAAGCAACAGGCGTCTTATTTGATGCTCGTGCTGGCGAGTTCGATGATGCCGATGGCTTGTTTGATGGCACCACGTCTGATGTGATCAATGTGGTGACATATGTGAGAACAGCAACGGTGGCATCACCGTCTGAATCGGATTATTCGCCGTGGGCTGAGTTTGTTGCTGCTGTGGTGCAGGGCCGTCACGTTCAGATCAAAGCTGAGCTTGAAACAACTGATCAGTTCACGAACGTTTCAATAGATCAGCTTGGTGCAACGCTCGAGCTGGCGCGGCGTACAGAGACTGGCTCTGGAACATCTGGCAATGCTGTGACCTTTGCCAACGCTTTTTATGAAACGCCAGAAGTCATTGTCACACCAACCAATCTTGGCGCGGATGGTTTTGTGACATTGACCAAGAGCACGACAGGGTTTACGGCAACGCTGTCAGGTGCTTCGAATACTGGATTCAGTTACACTGCAACTGGATTCGGTCGCGCCCTGTAATGGCTCAGTCAGACCAAACGATTCAGAACGATACGTTCCCGCAAGTAAGGGCTGACATCAATGACAACCTAGCGGCACTGTATTCAACTAATTCTGGCCCGTCAGAACCAAGTAAGACAGTGGCGCACATGCTCTGGGTAGACACTAGTACAGACCCGCCGGTGCTAAAGATTCGCGATGGCGATGACGCGAGTTTTTTTCCTATTGGCGTTTTAGAACCTGGCGGATTTCAAGTTGGTGGCGTCACACCGATTGCAAACGGTGGAACCGGTCAAACGACTGTTGCCGCTGCGATTGCAGCACTGCTGCCAAGTCAAACGGGTAACGCAGACAAGGCGTTGGTGACTAACGGCACGTCGTTGCTGTGGGGCGCTATCACGGCGTCTTCGTTCACCAAATACACGTTTGCTGCTGGTACGGGCACTGGCTCAACCCGCACGCACCTTTGGACAAAGCCCAGCACTGGATCAATTGCGGTTGTGTTGATCTGGGGCGGTGGTGGCGCTGGCGGTAGAGACGAAGGCGTAGGTGGCGGTGGTGGAGCTGGATCTAATTGTGGATTTGGCCTTTTCCCGTTAGCAGACCTTGGTTCAACTGAAACGATCACGCTTGGACGAGGTGGCCAAGGTAGATCGAACCCTAGTGAAGGCGATGGTGCCGACGGAACTAATTCAACGTTTGGCAGTCATGTAACAAGCTACGGCGGCAAAGGTGGTGATGATGATGACGGTTTCACTGCATTTGGCAGCACACCATTTAACAGAGGCGCTTTGGGATCCTCGCTCCTTAGTGGCGCTAATCCGTTTGACCTCTTTTCTGGCGGAAACGGGGGTAAGCAGCAGGGTGATAACGATTCCGGTAGCAATGCAGTATTTGGCGGCGGTGGTGGCGGTAACGCTGGCCTAAATGATTCTGTTGACCCGCCAGGTGGCACCAGCATTATTGCTGGCAACGGAGGCGCGGGAAATCGTGCTCAGGGCGATGCCGCAAATGGCTCAACTCCTGGCGGTGGTGGCGGTGGTTCGCAAGACGGCACAGCAGGTTCTGGCGGTGATGGTGAGTGCTGGGTGCTGATCTTCTGAGTATCCGCTTTTAAACTCTTGTTATTGGGCTGACCTCATGGCTAATACAAAGATCACTCAACTGCCTGCCGTCACAGCATTGGCTGGAACGGATGTGTTTCCGGTTGTCGATGTCAGCGCCAGTGCAACCAGTAAGGTTTCGGTAGAAGACCTGCTGCGTAATGCGCCGGATGGGGCGGCGGGCGCACCAAGCATCGCAAATGCAGGCGATCAAGATACGGGGATTTTCTTCCCTGCTGAAAATAGTGTTGGTGTGTCTACGGACGGCACGCAGCGGCTTGTTATTGATAGCTCAGGCAACGTTGGCATTGGAACGACAAGTCCTGGTGCGAACTTGCATCTTTCAAGCACTGGCGACACTATTGCCCGCGTAACTTCTGCCGATGGTAATGGTGCATTTCTTGATTTAGGAGACGCTTCTGACCCTGATGGCGGTCGAATTGTTTATGACAGCGGTAGTAATTTAACTTTCAGCACAGCATCAACAGAGCGCCTACGCATCGACAGCTCAGGGCGGTTGTTGATTGGGACAAGCACTTCTCCTAGTGGTGGTGACGCGCACGCTCAAAACGCACCACTTTTAGTTCAAGGAAGGATTGGTAGCGATGCAGATAGTGGTCGCATCAATCTGCAGCGTGGCTCAGCTGCTTCCAATGGATCAAGTATTGGTACGGTTAGTTTTACAGACAGCTCAAATAACGCTTACGCAAGACTTGAAGTTGAGGCTGATGCAGGTACTGGATCGGGTGATTATCCAGGGCGCATCAAATTTTTAACCACAGCAAATGCTGCAAGCAGCCCGACAGAGCGGATGCGTATAGATAGTTCCGGCGACGTTAAAATCGGCGGCACGCTTCCTTCGTCTCCAAACATTATTTTGCAAGCAAATGGTAATTACGAGGGAAAAGGTCAAATCAAGATTAACCGCACCGATGCAGTTTCGACAATCTTCCAAGGATTGGATAACGGTAATGAGACCTCACTTATTAATAAGGACGGCTCTGCCCGGTTTAAGGGAGGCATTGTTTCGTCCAGTACTGGTGCCGAGAGTGACTTTTTGAGCCTTGGCGGCACCCTTCTAGGTGACTACGGTGGTTTACAAGCCATTCGACCACTCGGGACAACTTCTCTAAATACAAAGGATGTTTTTATCGGTGGACATGGAAACACTGAAACGTCCAAGATCTTTGCTGACGGCTCTGCCACGTTTGGCGGCACGCTTCACGTTGAGTCAGGTTCAGCCGGGTCAGTAACTGCAAATAGTGCTGCTGATGATTTAATCGTCGAGAATAGTGGTGACACTGGTATCAGTATTCTTGCGGCAAATGGTAACAACACTTCAGCAGTATTTTTTGGTAACGCTACTGATGCTGTAGGGGCAGCAATTCGCTGGAATCACGATAGTAATCAGATGCAAATTGGCCCTGATAAGTCTGGGGCGCATCTTCGTTTTAACAGCGGCGATGGGGCTGAAGCGGTGCGTATCGACAGCTCTGGCAACGTTGGTATTGCAGAGTCAGCACCTGATGTAAGGCTCCACGTAAAAACAAGTAGCGATGATGTAGCCAAGCTTGAATCAACAAGTGGCGGAAATGGTCCAAACCTGATACTTGCACACACAGGGGCTTCGCCAGCCGACGATGACACTGTCGGCAAACTTTCCTTCAGTGCAACTAACGATAATAGTCAAGAAACAACCTTTGCTGATATTAAAGTTATTTCAACTGATGTAAGCGACGGATCAGAAGACGCAGCGTTTACATTCGGTACAAGAAATAATGGCACGTTTGCCGAGCGGTTGCGCCTGGACTCCACTGGTCGCTTGGGTCTGGGGACGTCTAATCCTACTGCTGACTTAGAGGTTGAGAAGCCCACATCGGCATCTTTAGAGGTTGGAAACACGGCCGGGCAAAGGGTTCGTATTGAAGGCGGCTCTTCGGGTGTTGATTTCACTACGCCGAACGCATTAAATATGACGTTTGGCACTAGCAACACGGAGAGACTACGCGTCGACAGCTCGGGAAATGTCGGGATTGGCGCGACTGATGTAAATGCTCCGCTTGAAGTCCGCAATTCGTCAGCATTGCAAATTCGGACTTCTACCGGTACGGGCACTTATTGGGAATTTGGTCGAGACAACAGTACTGGTGACTTTTTCTTGGCAGACGATGGCTTGGGAACGGTTGTTGCTGTTGATCAAATAACCGGCGATGTTGGCATTGGAACGACGTCGCCTGCATTTACTGAAGGTGGTGGTTTAAGGATTGAAAGAGCTTCTAGGGCAACTCTACGTTTGCAAGACACCGGGGCTCACGGGTTTGAAATTTCTGCTTCGTCTGATGAGGCGAAGTTCCGAACCATGAATAATAAACGCTTTGTATTCGCAAACAGTTCTAATAACGAGCTGTTCCGTATTACTGGCACGGGCATTGCCTTTAACGGTGACACGGCTGGAGCTAATAGGTTGAACGATTATGAAGAGGGCACCTTCACACCTGAATTTGCAGGCTCAACTACAGCAGGAACTTATACTTATGGCAGCAGAACGGGTCACTATACAAAAATTGGAGACATGGTAAATGTAACAATTAAGCTAGAAAATATAAACACATCCACTGCAGGAACCGGCGATATAAATATCACGGGGTTGCCTTTTACCTCCGCAAATAACGGTAGCTTTGCTTGCGGCACTGTTATTCTTGACCAATTTAATACTGCGGGAAGCACACGTTCATTAGCCGTTCGTAACAGTCCAAACACTGCCATATTGGCGATTCATGAAATACGAGATAGCCTTACAGATGATCTTATGAGTGTTGGGGACAAAGTTACCAACGTTGCTGATATTCAATGCACGATTACTTATCGCGTGTAAGCCCGCAACGGCTTAAAACTACGCCTAAACCTGTTTCGTTCGGAGAACGTTCCTAATGGCTATCACCAAGCGTACTGAACTCAAAGAAGAGATCTTGCCTAATCAGGTCATTCAAATTCGTACCACCACGGTGGTCGAAGAGGATGGTGTCGAGCTGGCACGCAACCATCACCGCCACGTTGTTGTTCCTGGTCAAGACGTAACTGGTGAAGCGCAGGAAGTGCAGGACATCGCAGCAGCACTTTGGACCGCTGATGTAATTGCTGCGTATCAAGCATCTATTGCTGATTCTGATCCTGCCTGAGTAAACTTCACCTGCAAGGACTTTCCCAATGGCTACACCGACCACAACGTTCACTTGGGCCGTTGGCACAATGGACAGAATTCTGTCGTCGGGCGCGGTGACCGTGTGTCACTACACCGTTACTGCTAACGACGGCACCTATTCCGCTGGTGCGTATGGCAGCGTTGGCCTTGACCAACCTGAATCTGATTCAGATCTGACACCGTATGCAGATTTGACGGAGAGCTGGGCAATTTCAGCTCTGCAAGCCAAGCTTGGTGGTGCAGACAAGGTTGCTGAAATCGAAGCTGCGCTCCAAGCACAAATTGATGTGCAACGCACTCCTGTTTCCGGCTCTGGAGTTCCCTGGTAATGCAGCGTCCAGATCCAATGATTGCCGCTAAACCTGGTGCGGAGGATGTCCAGGCTATGGCGGCTAGAACGCTGTGGCTGGAAGAGTTGTACTTTCTTGATGGCCGTGACCAAGTGTCACACCCTCAATATGGTCTGTTCACGGGTTTAGCTCTGAAATACCAAAACTTGAATTCAACTGACGGCATCTGATGGCTAAGTCACTTAGCGGACAGAACTTTGTCCCTAGCAAGCCAAAAAAGACACGTCAAGGTAATGGATCACATTCC